TTTTGCAAGTTCGTTGGTTCGCTTAAGTATGTCAGCCTCACTGATCGGAAAGCGCGGGTACTGAATGCGACTCACACAAAACCCAGCGGCGTCGCCATCGGTATATATATAATCCAAAGAGGTGACGGCATAACAGTCACCGATCTTGTCGCAGTATTCGCGGACAATTATCTTTGCCAGCGTCACGTCACCCGCCATCCAAATTTTATGGGTGCAGGATTTGTTTGTCAATGAAGTCATCTTCGTATCTCCTAATTGCGTTTCTCTTACCCCTGTATAGGGCCAATGGCCCGCACACGTCAAGCGCTATTTTTGACCGCCACCATGAGACGGATGCAGACTGTTCCGGATTGTATCATAATGAAAAGGCGGGGTCAAATAGGAAGGGGGCCGCCCACCCCGTAGACAGCCCCCAAACTCTAACCATTGCTGGACAGAGTCCCCTCAACCGGTGCACCGGAGGGGTGCTATCGGTGTGAAGGTCCATTCCTCACAATTCCCCACATGTCTAAGATACACCACTTCCAAAGCCAACGGAACCCCCCTATAATAGGGGTATGGCAAACGAACCAAAAACCCCAGGCAACAAGCCCAAAGCAACCAACCAGGAACCGGTCGATGAGCGCGGCCTCACCTGGAAGCAGGAGCAGTTCGCCCAGGAATTCGTCAAATCCATGAACACTGTTGACGCGGCCAAGAAGGCCGGATACGGCGAAACCTACGCAAAGGCCAAGGCCCACCGAATCCTGCGTAACGAAAAGGTCGCCAAGCGCATTGAGCAGATCAGGCGCGAGATGTCGGCACACACTACGATCACCCCAGAAGAAGTTTTGCGGCGCGTTTATAAAATCGCTGACAAGGCCGACAATGCACAAGACTACGGCAATGCCCTCAGGGCACTCGACCAAGTCGGACGCCTGCTCGGCATGTACGTTGACAAATCCGAAGTCAAGGTTGAAAACGCATTTTCCTCCGGGGACGATGAAGCCGCCATTGCACGAGACACCAAACATCTCGCACGCGTGGCTGGACTCAAAGTAATCCAAGGAGGAAAACCTGATGACCCGCAAGATACTTAAACCTAGTCTCCCACCCCTCTCCGACAAAAAAGCGAAAACGCTGCCCCTAGCCGAAGTGGCTCTGTGGGGCGGCCAGCCATACCACGTACAGTAAGGACCCCGCAATGGCCGTTTACACAATCCGCGACCAACAACTCCTGGACGCAGCTAAGAGCTGCCCCGTTTGTGGCACGCCCTTCAAGCTGGCTTCCAGTAAGAACGGCCTCGAGAAATACGTCACCCACCCCACCGGCAAAAACCATTGTACTCTTAAAGGCATTCGCCTGTACCATATGTCAGACATCGAGCGCCTCAAGAAAGGTTATTATTCCGAGTTACGTAAGATGACCTCTATAGTGGAAAACACATGAAACGCGCTTGCCCAGTCTGCGCCGACCGGAAGATTTTAATCTCCCACCCCCACGGGCGTTACCCTAAAAGGAAAGTACCTTGTCCAACGTGCATAGCACCGCCGAAACCGAAACGATAACAGCCGAGGACCGCGATGCCGTTACCAGGCTCGCCCTCCGTGCAGCGCGTGATGATTTCATGGCGTTCATTATGCTTATGGACAGCACCCTCAGCATCGGCCCCCACCACCGCCTAATCGCAGACGAGCTGCAAGATATCACCATCGGTAAACATGACCGCCTAATGATTCATGTCAGCCCGCGCTCAACCAAATCCGTAATGTCCTCCATTTATGGACCCGCGTGGGCTCTCGGCAAAAACCCCAACTGGCAAATCCTGCTGATCTCCCACTCATCCGACCTTGCAACAGACTGGGGCCGGAAAATCCGCGATGTTATCAACAGCGCAGAATTTAGAATGGTCTTCCCCGACATAGCCATCCGCAAAGATAACCGGGCCGCTGACAACTGGTCCATCACCTACAAAGGCAAGCCTGCAGGCTCTTTTAAGGCAGCCGGTGCAGGTCAGCCTATCGCGGGTAAGGGCGCCCACTTAGCCCTCATTGATGATCCCATCTCCGAGCAGGACGCATGGTCTGCCGCCAAACGTAACTCAGTCAACAACTGGTACCCTGGTGGCCTACGCACCCGACTTATGCCGGGCGGTAGGATCGTCTTGATCCAGACTAGGTGGCACGAAGAAGACCTTAGCGGATATCTCCTCACCCAGGAGGCAGAGAACCCCTTCGCAGATCAGTGGCGTACAGTCACCATCCCTGCCCTAAACAGCAGTGAATCCGCCATCCGCCTAGAACAGGCCCGCGATAAACTGATCCGCCAGGGCATCCTCAGCGAGAGTTATCCCCATCTAGAAGTAGGTGGCTCCTATTGGCCCGCGCCTGCAGACGGCTTCGAATTCTGCTGGAACACCGAGGCCCTGATCCGCACAAAGAACAACACCCCCAAGAGCCAGTGGGAAGCGCTCTACATGCAGTCGCCCACCAGCGAGCAGGGTAACATCCTACTAATGGAATACTGGCAGAACTGGAGCGAACCCGATCCACCCAAATGCCTATTTAAAATCCAATCATACGACACAGCATTCTCTACCCGAGAAACCGCTGACTATAGTGCAGTCACAACCTGGGGAGTCTTCGAACACCCGGACAACGGCAACACCTGTCTAATCTGCCTTGGCGGCCACAAGGAGCGCCTAGCTTACCCAGACCTAAAACAATTAGTAATAGACAAGTACCACCAACATGAACCCGACGTAGTCATCCTAGAAAAGAAAGCGAGCGGCCAGTCCCTCCTGCAGGACCTTCGCATCGTGGGCCTTCCGGTCTTCCCATATAATCCCGACCGCGACAAAGTCACCCGCGCTCACGCCGCCTCAACAATCTTCCACGCCGGGCGAGTTTACATCCCTACAAAGAAGGAGTGGGCTCATGATATTATGGACGAGTGCCGCCAGTTCCCAAGTGGGGCACATGACGATTACGTGGATAGCGTGACTCAAGCAGTTTTGTGGTTTCGTGCAAGCGGGTGGGCAGAACATCCGCAGGACCTCTGGCAGAGTGGCGAAGACTACAAAAACTACGAACGAACTAAAAGGCGGTATTACTAAATGGCACGCTCAGACATCTATAACACAATCGAGAACGATCTCACGTCAGCGCAACAGCTCATTGACGACAACATGAGTGAAGACATCGAAGTGGCTATGGATTCCACAGACGAGGGATACTACGCGGCGCTAGAGGAAGAACTCTATGGCGACGAGCCCCTCGGTGAAGACGACAACCCCCTCGGCGACATCCTGCACGATGAGAACATTGCCGAATACTTAGAAGATGGTGAGCTAACCGATCTAGCCTCAGAGATCAGTGAAGTCCATGAGAACAACATCGAGTCCCGCTCCGAATGGTCAGAAATTGTGAGCAAGGCAGTCGATCTTCTCGGCTTCAAAATTCAAGAAATGGATGAACCCTTTCCGGGGGCGTGTGGTGCCTCCCACCCCTTACTGTCTCAAGCAGTAATCAAGTTCCAGGCGCGAGCCTATAAGGAACTCTACCCGTCCGGTGGCCCTGTGCGCACTCGCGTCTTCGGAAAGCAATCCACAGAAAAGCAAGAGCAAGCCCAGCGTGTCCGCAAGTATATGAATTGGCAAACCACTGAGCAGATGACTGAGTTCGGCCCCGAACTAGACCGCATGCTGTTCTCCCTGGGCCTCATGGGCTCCGCCTTCAAAAAGACCTACTTCGATCCAATCCTCAATCGACCTGTCTCCCGCTTCGTTAAAGCAGAAGACTTCTACATCAACTATTTCGCAAGCGACCTAGAAACCGCCAGCGAATACACACAGGAAATGTACAAGTCCGCGAACGACGTCAACAAGATGATGAAGCGCGGCGTATACATGGAGATCGACCTCGATCCCACCAATCTCCCAACAGACGACCTCGAAGAAGAGGAAAACGAAGTCGTGGGCCTCAGCCGCCCGAGCAATGCAGAAGGCCACATCATCTGTGAATCGCACATTGACCTCGATCTCGGTGAAGACCCGACCGGCGTTGTCAAGCTCCCATACATCGTAACCTGGGACAAAGAATCAGAAAAAATCCTTGCCATCCGCCGTAACTGGCTGGAAGACGACGAAGACAAGAAGAAGATCGTGCACTTTGAACACTACCGCCTGATCCCTGGCCTGGGCTTCTACGGCTACGGCTATATCCACCTAATCGGCGGCCTAGCATCAACGGCAACGTCCAACATGCGCCAGCTAAACGACGCAGGCACATTCGCCAACTTACCCGGCGGCTTCAAGGCAACCGGCCTCCGAGTTCTAGCACCCGACGAGCCTATCGCTCCTGGTGAATGGCGTGAAGTCA